CTTTTCGGTCACTTGTTTGACCGCCTGGATTTTGAATTCTTCGGGATATCGCTGGTTGCTCATGGCACCTCCTAATGGGCCTCATTTTAAGGCTTGGAGGTGTCTACGAAACTAGGGGCGATTCAAAGCGGGCTTTTTTGTGTCTGCGCTTGGGCTGATTGCCAGCTTGCACTCCTCAAGGCGCCACTTACACTTTTAAATGCCGGGTGACCATGCCCCTCCGACCCGGCTTGACTCGCTAATTGCGGGTCTTTTTTATGCCTTAGCTACTCTCTCCCTCCCCGCCTGCGCCAATGAAGCTTTATAGGCCATAAGCGTATAGCTGGCATAGCACTAGCCGAAGGTCTTGGCCTCATCGCCCTCCCATTGGTGGCCGTACACCACGAATGATAAAGTTCAGCCCTAATTTAGGGAGGGACCCAATGAAAGGTTTCGGTACGTTTATCCTGATTGTGGGGGTTTGCTGGCTGGTCTTTGCGCTGAGCATGGATGTTTCGGTTTCCACCGGCCTGGGCAGAGTAAATAATCTCGGGCTGATGGCTGACCGTCAGTTGCATGCAATTGTGGGCGGGATGATTGCCCTGGCAGGCCTGATCATGTTGATCTTTGGTGGCAGAGCCGCTGCTCCGGCGGCTTCAGTTCCCGCCGTCAATGATACGCGTCCCTGCCCGCTCTGTGCTGAGACCATCAAACTTGCAGCTGTTAAGTGCAAACATTGCGGCGCGGATGTTGAGCCGACGGCGCGTTACGTGCCAGCCACTGGCTGGACCATCCGCATTCCTTGTCGGCCAGGTATGGAATTTGATGCTACCCAGAAAATTGTCAGCGACGAAGGACTGCCCTGCGCCCACCCCGACGGCGCGGTTGTGGTGATCGGGCCCTACGAAGAAAAGGCAGAGGCCGTCGAGGCGCTGAAGCATATCAGGGTTAATCATTCCATTTTCGGCGAGCTGTCCTACAAAGACTGATCTTGCCAAAGCGCAGAACTCAAATGCAGCCCGCTCAACGCGGGCTTTTTTGTGCCTGCCCAAAAATAATATGACCGCCGGTATTGCCAATCTACATTACCGGAGGTATTGTTCATTCCAAGCCAAGCAACACCGGCTCGCAAGACCGGCAACACCGCTCTTTAACAACCTGATGAACGCCGAGCTGGCCGATGCATAGCCAGCGGACGTACCGCGCAACGGTACGCAGCGATTCGACCATATGTCGGCGCTGGGCATAGGAGACCTCATTCGGAGGGCGTAGCTGGAGAGGCTGCGTGATGGCGAGTAAGCGTTTGGCCTTGGGACCTTGATCCCGTGTCGCGCTGAAAGGCATCAACGGGAAAGCGACCGTTGACCTATGCAAGGATTAGAGATTACCGGCCCGCCAAGTGTGGGCCGGATGCTCTCCAGGTGGCCCTATGTCAGGGCCACGCGGAAAGCAGGAGAAGCCAATGCAAACATCGAAGCTTCAAATCGAAGTCGATGCGACGGGAGCAATCGCGCTGATCGAATCCATGCGGGCAGATATATCAGCTCTTAAAGATATTCCTGAATTTCCAATCGAAAAAATCCTTCGCCTTGGCGAGAGCCTCATCGCGCAGCTCTCCGTAGGGGCAGGATGCACCGCAGTCGTCGCAAATGATGATCGAGTCATCATTCAGGTCGTCGGGGTGCTTGAAGTCTTTGCAGCCGCAGTCGCTGCACTGAAGCTCTATGTTCATGCGGTATCGCCTCAACAGTTGTAGGGACTTGAGAGGCTAGCACGGCTCGGCGTGGGTAAATATCCGGGCACCAAACCTCACTGATGCAGCTTGGCGACAGGCTGCATTGGGAAATCAACTGGAGAAGCGCCATGGCAAAGGGAGTGGTGATCAAGTACGAGTGCGATGCGTGCAACGAGATGCATGACGACGAGGATGGAGCGCGAGAGTGCTGCATGCCTGGTGTCATTGAAAGGTTCTTCTGCCCCATCTGTGATGACTCACACGATGAGGAGATTGATGCACAGAAATGCATCCTGAGCCACGCAGATATCGAGTCTGCTGACGATGAGCATTGCCCGAATTGCTTGCGCCCCGCTGACACGGCTCAGTCCAGGATTGAGATTGCGGTATCCGGCCATTGCAGTACGTGCAACCCGATCTACACGCCCGATCAAAACCTGCGGATCAAGCATGCACTTGAGCCGAAAGACGCATAGCGACAACACCAGTGCTTTTCACGTCAGCGCCTGTATCAGGCGCTTTCGGAAAATAACAGGAGTAATGATGATGAATGAGCAGCAAATAGAACGGTTTCGGCAGATCGTTCAGGAGATAGCGACGGACGAAAGCGTCAGCTTCGATGAGGCTTTCGCTATCGCTTCGAATCACCTGGCCTATTGGGTTAGCGAAATGCCAAAGGGCAAAGCCTTCTCTGGCGGAAACTCAACTCAGGCAGGTTTCAACCAAGCAGACCAATCTACTGATTGACTGACGAAAATTGATGGGTCGGACGGGTGCGAAAAGGGCCTAGCCATTTCGTGAATTCTTTTTCTCAGTTGCTCCGCAGTGAGGCTGCTTGTTCCAAAGTATGTTCCATCAGGCATCTTCAGAAGCTTGCTATCGCCCTGAACTGTTCGCTTCGTACCTAGCATTTCCAATGCCTTGTGAAGCTCCTCATAGCTTTCGCTGTTCGCCTTGTATATCTCAACCCGCACCATGTACTCCGCCATAACTGTATTCCTTTTTTCGACTGTGGACCCCAGATCCTAGACGGTTTCCCTCGACTGTGGAAAGCGAGGAAACAGGGAGCCTGCCCCTGCAAAAACAGGCAACCCCAAACAACAGTGACTTTCACCGAAACGCCTGGGCGACCGGGCGACCGGGCGTTTTGGGAAAACAACGGAGGAATGAGGAATGTGCCTGAAAGATCAAGGACTCAAGTTCTGCATCAGCCCGGACAGGCAGCGAGGGCGCTGGCTTCACCCGGCAGAGATTGCGCATGAGCATCAAGACTGGCTCGACGTAACGGAATGGCCGGACGAGAAGCTGGCGGCCTACCTGATGCCTCAACCAAGTCAACAGGAGCTATTTGCAGCATGAAGGGGAATTCACTTCTGCACCTGGTCACCCGGGTGCAGCGGGAACACTACCGGAGCGAACGAAATGATCATCATCAAAGACGACTTCACAAGCGGCGCGCAAGTGAGCATGGAAATGGATAAAAACGCTGGCGAACTATTCGTTTTTCATTGCCCGGCTGGCCAAGGCTGCAAGGTTAGTAAGTGGCCGTTGGATAGCTATCACCTGCCAATTGCCATGGCGCATTACGAACAATGTTGCGAGACAGAGCGTAGCTAAATGATGGGCCTTTTCACTTCTGCCTCCGCATCGGTGGCAGAGGGAAAACCACCCAACAAGGAGAAGGACCATGTTGATACTCACCCGCCGCGTAGGCGAAATCATCCGCATCAACGACAACATCAGCGTGCAGGTGCTGAGCGTAAGCGGCCAGCAAGTGAAGCTTGGCGTTGTCGCCCCGGAAACTGTCTCAGTGCACCGGGAGGAGATTTACAAGCGTATCCAGGCAGAACGTTTGACTGATAGCGCTGCTTGATTGGTAGGCATCACTGAAGCCCGTTCGCTGAGCGGGTTTGGGGATGATGATTACTAGAATTCAGCTGCAGCTACATGCATATCAACTGATGCTGAATCGATACAACTAAGCTGAAGCTATTCAGCATCAAGAATTATTAAATCAAGAATTGATTTTTGTAAAAACTCATGAAAAATTGAATTTCTGCTTAGTACTATGACTCTCATATCATGCATCAAATTTTATGGGGACAACCATGTTGACGATCGCACGCTATATTGGTGAATCCATTATCATAGGTGATAATATAACAATTCAAATTAAGGGGATTTCAGGTGATCGCGTTAAGCTCTCCATTGATGCCCCAAAATCGGTCACTATTCACAGGTATGAGCTGTTCTGTAGATTCAAGCCTACCCCCTCTTTCCAAAGATAATTTTCCTAATCTCTCCGAGGTGTTACCTACCGCCGACTAGAGTCCTTCTTAGTGTGCAGCTATAAAAAAAGCGTGTAATTTCAATCCTCATAACCATTTGATATGTGAAAAAATTAAAATTCGGTCCGGAGTTCTCTGGGCTGAATTGCTTATAGATACCTCCGGGCGCCCCCAAGCCAAGGCCATCGCAATAGATCCCCAAGTCTAGTGAGCCACAAGCTACCAATACCCACCTTGTAGCAAGCCAGAAGGCTGTGCTCATCACCCTGGCAGGTGAGAAAAGCAGGGTCGACGATGTGACCGCACATCAGCCAGGTGCTTGTAGACCCAACCAAAGCAAAGACGATGTACTGCAGGCGAGTCCTAGGGCATTGCTGCCCAGACTCGACGCATTCCGGGAAGCGCCGGACGCCTACTACCTCCCCACTTCTATTACGCCAACACTCACCCCTGCGCCCATCGGCAACCAGCGGGAGGAATGAGTGTTGCCGTAATGCAGGTGAACAAACGAATGGAGTCTTCGAAATGCCAAATATCCTCGACGTGATCAAAACCCAGCAGGGGCAAGTATTCCTGCTGCTGGATGAAATGCCGCGCCGCGTGTACGAGCGCGCCGGGAACATGCTTGTTTCCAGTCATGACGGTTTCTTCGACTTCATGAAGATCGTGCCGGGTACGCGAGATGCTTTTGCAGGCCGCTCATTCACGATTCAGCTCACTGACGGCTCAACTCTGGAATGCAAGGGCCAAGTCTGGGACTGCGGCGGTGACCCCGGCGTTCCGACCTTGCAGGTTGGGGTTGGCACTCGCGAATCACTTGAAAGTTGCTACGTGTTTTGTAGCGCCACTGTCGAGAAAGCGCTGGTAGACACCTGGCTGGCCAGTAACAAGCCGAGCTCTCGCTACTACAAGTACGACAAGCGGGAAACAGTCGAGTATTGGGAGTCGATTTATCGGAAAGAAAAATGGGGAAATCGAGTCTCTCCCGCCCGTGCCCGAAAGCTACGCAAGCGCGGCGCAACCATATGGCGAGTTAAAGGCAAACCAACGTGGAGCGCTCGCTTTGAGAAGCGCAAAGCTCAAATCCGCGCTGATATCGCCGCTGACGCCTAACCCCAAAACACTGGAGGTCGCCATGCTAAAGCGTCGGAAGGTCGTCGGCTTGCCACAAGCCACTGGTGACCACGGCAAGCAAGGGTGGTTTTGCAAGTTGTCTTGTGGCCACTCAACTGTAACCAGCGGTAAGGGGTGGCGTAGGCCTAAGACGGCCCGGTGCCCACTTTGCCCATAATTGGAGGTCGCCATGAGCGATTGGAAGGACATTGCCAGCGCGCCGATGGATGGAACTGAAGTGCTGCTCGCTTCAATCGGTCAGACGTTTGACGGCGTTCCAGTGCCGCCCCGCGTGACCCTTGGGCACTACACAGTTGGCGACGAACTGCTCCGGGATGCAGGCGACTGCGGCGGCGCTTGCCGCTGCCCAGAGTACGAAGAAATCGAACCTTTCTGGCTGTCATGGGACGGCGGATTCACCGAAGAGAACCCGCCGACTCACTGGCAGCCACTCCCCGCCCCACCCGCCGAGTAACCCGCCATGCGCAACAAGCACCCCGGAACCTGCTACCGCTGCAACCTTCGGGTTGAAGTTGGCCAAGGCCACTTTGAGCGCCACGCCGGTGGCTGGCGAACCCAGCACGCCGACTGCGCCATCAAGGCCAGACAGGCGAAGCAGGAGCAGCAAGTCAAATAACACCCTCTGGAGGTAGCCATGAGCGATACCGCAAAGCCGCGCCGCGTGAAAGCGAAGATCACTCGCACTGTTACCGAGTGGGCAATCGTCACTCTCGACCGAAACGGCAACCTTGAAGAGTTTGAAGAAACCATCGAAGAGCTTGAACACATCGACGTGATGGAGGTGCACAGCATCAACCGCGTTATCAGCTACTACGACTAACCCGCCACCCTGGAGGCGATCATGTCAGCACTACGCAAGGCTCAGTTTGAGCATGACGAACAACTGCCGCCTCCGGTGAGCGAGACAGCTCAAGAGGTGGCGCGGGAAGAATGGCTGCACAACGCCGTCGAGCAACTGCTGCTGGGCTGCGATGTGAAGTTTCAGCGCCGTATGCGCAAAGCTCAGGGCGTTACCGTGGCCGAGCTGGAAGCGGCTGTAGATGAGCATGCAAACGGCCGCTTGGCCGACGGCGAGATTGTGACGCCTTCCCTTGGGCGCCTTCTGATCGAAAACAGCGGTGGCCGGGTCGACAAGGCAGCCACGGCCGAGTTGCTGGGCCCCAGCGACCATCCTCAGGGAAAGCTTGGCGAAATCGCTGAGCGCCTGCTCCGGCCCTTGGCCAGTGACGCGCTAATCGCCCTGGCTGAGGACGGCGAATCATGAGCGCCCACATCAAAATCGACGAAGCGCTTGAGGGGCTGGAGCATGCCGCCAGCACGGCCGAGCAAGCGCTGGCCGCTCAACGAATGATCGCCGACTTCCTTGTCGATCGGTCAATCACCCTTCTTGAATTCGACCACTACTGCGCACGACTGAACAAGGTTACGCGCAAGGAGGCAGCGTGAGCACAGCCCCGGTTAAATCGCTCATTGATGAGCAGCTTGAAGAACTGTCACCCAGCACCAGCCCGGCAAGCGACCTCGTTCTGATGGTCTTCAAGGGCCGCGACTGGCAAGACGCTTTGCGCGCCGCCGAGCAGGGCTTTATAGAGAACGTTCACGCCTGGAGCCAGCGCGCTTGCTTGTGCGGCGAGTGGACAGTCACTTATGAGGTGAAGCTGTGATGATTTGCGGAAACTGCAATCAGCCTGGCATTCGCTGGGTCGGCCCATTCAGCAACTTGACCCACACAGAGTGCCCGCACTGTGGTGGCATGAACTGCCAGCGCGACGAGCAACTGGAGCAGGATGAGCCTGAGACGGAAACTTGCGGCTGCGGCGCCGAGGGCGAGGTGAACTACGACGATGGCACCGAGGTGCGCTACTACTGCTACGGCAGCCTGCCGATGTGTTCGCCATGACCACCCACCAACGCGCCCGGCGCCTACTCATCTGGCGCGGCTCTTTCTCTGCCCTTTCCTTCTGCAGCTTTCTGATGCTGCTCAGCGCCTTCGCTGACCGAATAACCCAATAGGTAACCCATCATGCCAATCGATCCTCGGGCTAACGCCCCCGAGCGCATTGCTGCGCCCGCTCCGCTGCCTCACGTCAGCCGCCGCGCACTTAAACGCGTCAAGAATCCAATCCCTGCTCCAACAACCTGCCGCTACTGCAATGGCGAAGTGCACCTGGTGTGCAACTCTGAAATCTACAACGGGCGCAGCTACGGGGATTGGCCCTATGCCTATCTCTGTGATGGCTGCCGGGCATATGTGGGCCTGCACCCGGATACGGACATTCCTCTCGGAACGCTCGCAGACGACAAGCTTCGGGCAGTTCGTAATCGCAGCAAGACAGCCTTTCACAACCATATGCGAAAGGCAGGCCTAACCCGGACGCTCGCCTATCAGTGGCTGGCCGGCCAAATGGGTATTGAGGTCGGTAAATGCCATTTCGGATGGTTTGACCACGCTGAATGTGTCGCCGCCGAGGAGGTCGTCAAACAAGCTGTTCCGCCTACCACAATGGCTCAGGCATTCGCCAAAGCTCAATAACCCAAACCCTTTACGGTTGCGAGCACCGCAGCAGGGGATTCCTTATGTCTCAACAACAGCAAATCATCACCATCGACGATATCAGCGCCGATAACGCTCCAATCATCTACGTCGCTGGTGGTCTGGCCCAGTTCTTCGACGCGGTGAAAGCAGAAGTCACCGGCGAAGTCCCGGATCTCTCAACCCGTAAAGGCCGCGAGCGAATTGCCTCACTGGCAGCCAAGGTCAGCAAGTCAAAGACCGCTGTTGAGAAACCCGGCCGCGAATATCTGAAACGCCTCAAGGAAATGCCGAAGGTTGTCGAGGCTGAGTTGCGCGAATTCGTCACCAGCATGGATGCCCTGCGCGATGCGACCCGCCAGCCGCTCACTGACTGGGAAAAGGCAGAAGACGCCCGGGTTGATAAGCACAACGACGGCATCCAGAAAATCAAGGACATGGCGTTATTCGACGCCACGCCGCAAGCCGTCACCGTCGCCCAGGTAATCGCCAATCTTGAAGCGATCGCAATCGACGATAGCTGGCAAGAGTTCCTGCCCGAGGCTGCGCAGGCAAAAGACCAGGCCTTGGCCAAGCTTCGCGCCCTGCTGGCCGAGCGCACCCAATACGAAGCTGAACAGGCTGAACTGGCACGACTGCGCGCTGAGGCAGAAGCACAGGCCCAGCGCGACCGCGAGGCAGAGATTGCCCGCGCTGCCGCAGAACGTGCACGCGTGGAAGCCGAGCAGCGCGCCCAGGCCGAACGTGACGCGGCAATCAAGCGCGAAGCAGAAGCAAAGGCCGAAGCTGAGCGCCGCGAGCTGGAGCTAAGACTGGCCGCCGAGCAAGCTGAACGTGCTGCCGCCCAGGCTGCGCGGGAAAAGATTGAAGCCGAGCAGCGCGCAGCTCAGCAGAAGGCCGACGACGAACTGCGCCACAAGCAGCAAATGGAACAGGCCGAAGCCAATCGCATTGCCGCCGAACAACGAGCCGAACAGGAGCGCCTTGATGCCGTGCGACGCCAAGAAGAAGCGGTCGAGCGTGCGCGCCAAGCAGAGGTCGCCCGCCAGCAAGCGGCAGCGGACGAAGAACGCCGCCAGGCAGAAGCCCGTGAAGCCGACAGGGCCCACAAAGGCGCTATCTACAAGGCAGCAAAGGAAGCATTCATGCAGCACGGCATGAGCGAAGAATGCGCTCGGCTGGCTGTAAAGCTGGTCGCAAGCGGGCTTATCCCAACCATATCTATTAAATACTGAGGTCGCCATGAGCAATCTAGCGGTAACAGACAAGAGTGAGCGCTTGCCAAGCATTCAGGCCGAAGCAGCCACGATTATGTCGATCATTCAGCAAGTGGCCATGAGCCCTGAGGCTGATATCGACAAGATGGAACGCTTAATGGCTATGCATGAGCGCTTCCAGGCTCAGCAGGCTAAACAGCAGTACGACGACGCGCTGTCCCAGATGCAGGAAGAAATGCCTGTCATTGGCGAGCGCGGAGGCATCAAGGACAAAAACGGTCGCATCCAAAGCACATACGCGCTCTGGGAGGACATCAACGAAATGATTAAGCCTGTCATGGCTAAGTACGGCTTCGCCCTGACCTTTCGCACTCCGCGCAATGATCGAGGCATTGAAGTTGAGGGGGTGCTAAGCCATCGCGCTGGCCACCGAGAAGAAACTTCAATTCTATTGCCTGTGGACGCCACTGGCAGCAAGAACGGAGTTCAAGCTGTCGCCTCAAGTGTTAGTTACGGCAAGCGCTATACCGCTGGCTTGCTGCTGAACATCACAACAACAGGCGAAGACGATGATGGCAATGGGCCAGCCGCAGTGACGCCTCGTGTCACCTCGGCCCAAGCCGCACAGCTCGCAATGCTTCTGGAAAAATGCAGCGATAAAGCCAAGGCAGCTTTTGCGGGCATTCACGGCAAGCCTACCGCAGTTGAAAAAGCAGTATTCGACCAGGTGCTAGCCATGCTCACAAAGTCGGCCGCCAGCAACGAAGCCGCACAAAAGGCAGGTGAAGAATGAAAGTAATTAGCGATGTAGAGCAAGGAACGCCTGAGTGGCTGAACCTTCGCCTGGGTATCGTGACCTGCTCAGAGCTGGACGCTTTGCTGGTCAATGGTAAGGGGGAGGCGGGATTTGGCGTGGGAGCGTTTACCTACATGGATACGCTCATCGGCGAACGCATCACTGGCGAAGCGGCTGATCCTTTTATGGGGAATCGCCACACTGAGCGCGGGCATGAGCTTGAAAGTACTGGCCGCCAGTTGTTTGAAGCTCAAACCGGAGCCACAACCCAGCAAGTTGCCATCATTCTAAATCACGGAATCGGTTACTCACCTGATTCGCTTATCGGTTCAGATGGCCTATGTGAAATCAAAACCAAGCTGCCGAAATTTCAAGTCGGCGTGATTCTGGGCAATGAGATTCCAAAAGATCACGTTGCTCAATGCCAAGGGGGCCTATGGGTCTCGGAGCGTGAATGGATTGATTTCGTGAGCTACTGGCCAGGGATGCCCCTGTTCATCAAACGAGCTTATCGCGACGAAGCCATGATCAGAAAGCTGGCTGAGCGCGTTAAAACCTTCTACGAAATCCTTGATGAGCGCATGAATAAAGTGCTCGGAATTGCAGCCTAATCCGGAGCAAACATGCCACAACTTACCGATATCGGCCGTATTGGTCGCGATGCCGAGCTTCGCTATACCACAGGCCAAAACCCTACCGCAGTTATCTCCCTGACCCTGGCCTGTGATTACGGTCGAAAGGGCCAGGACGGGAAAAAACCAACCCAGTGGGTCGAAGCTGTAATTTTTGGCAAGCAAGCAGAAACACTGGCGCCATACCTGGTGCGCGGCCAGCTCATGCACTTCACGATTGACGATGCGCATATTGAAGAATTTCGGCGGCAAGACGGAAGCCAGGGTAGCAAGCTGACTGGACGAGTGATCGCAATCAAGTTTGCAGGGGCGCCCCCGCAGGGCGCACAACAACAGGCGCAGCAGCAACAGGCTCAACAACCGCGCCAGCAGTCGCGCCCTCAACAACAAGCACCGCAGCAAAGCCAGCAAGGCGCGCCGCCGAGCTTTGATGATTTCGACGACGACATACCCTTCGCCCCGCTCCACCCAATCAACGGTGCATAAGCATGCACTCTCGCGAATCTACTGACGCGCTCAGCGTTATCAAATATGCCGCGATGATGGCAGGTTGCAGCGGGCAGCCATGGGCGATTTACAGTCACCCAGGGCGCCTGCTGGTTGCCAAGCCTTACACCGGGGCAAGGTACAAGCTTTTAGAGGTTTGCCACCCGTGAGTAAGACAAACCGTTTTCGCATCCAGCAACGCAAACGACAGACCTGGCTGGACTTGCCGGCCAGTGGAATTGAAGAGGTAGGCCATGGCAGCCGAGCAGAAAGATCGAACGGCCAAGCTTGCCGAGAAGCGGGCCGAACTGGGCGAGCAGGAGTTGCGGCACACGGTACCGCACGGCACTCGGCAGATGCTCGACGAACTGATGCTCTGGCATGAGATCGAGGAACTCAGCGAGGCGGTGCAACTGCTGGTATTGAATGGCCGCGCCAATGACCTGCTGGCGGTGCCACAGAAGATCAAAGGGCCGTCCGACATCATCCGCCACTACTTCCGACAGGGAATGCGCGACCGCCTTACAGCGCTCACCGCCGAACTGGGCGAGAAGAAAGACCGGCTGACCATCTGGCGACTGATTGCCCATGCCCACTCAATGGGGCCTGAGAAATCCGCCCCGCTATTTAAAATTAAGCGCCACGGTTACGAGATAACAGAAGACGTGGCGCGGAAATTACGACAAGCCGGATTTGTCGAATCCCTCATGCTGAACGCCGAAGAAGACGGCGAATAACCCAACCCCTTCCCTGCTGCGCATCCAGATATGGAGGGCGGCGCCTGCGCTGGAGAGCATCATGGACAACAAGCCCACCCAGACTCAGATCGGCCTGTTATGGCACACGCTGGGCCTTCGGCCGAAATGCCGCCGCTGCCAAAGCGCACCAAATTTGAAGATTACCTCGCTGTGGGCGACTGCTACGAAAACTTCGCGCAGTTTCTCGGGATCAACAAGCCGCAGTTCCAGCAGCGCGGAGAGTATTCAAATCGCGAATACTGGATGGTTCGCTACCCATGGGGCAGCCCATACCGAGAGTTCCCGTCCTCTTACTGGTCACCCTACGAGCGGCTTGAGGTTGCCGGGGAATGGGCTCCAACCATGAAAGAGGCCAAGGCCAGCTACAAGTTGGCCCTGAAAGAGTACCGAAAGCGCCAAAGCCTTCACGCAAACACCATCGATCAAGCCTATAGCGCCTGATACAGCTCGCCGATAACCAACATCCCAAAAGCCACCACGCCCCGCCCGGTCACGGAGGGCGGCGCCATCCCGAGGTAAACCCATGCCTATTCGCCACAGCATCATCCACCAGATCGACAAGAAGCCAGACGGCTCCCCTGCTGTGCTGCACATCAGCAGTGCGGAACTGGTCGAATCCCAGGCCACTGAAAACCTGCTGAACGACTTCAACGAGGCGTACAACGCCAAACAGGGCAAGGGTTGGGGCTTTTTTCATCCCGAATCAGGCGCCTATCCTTTCAGCGGCTGGTTGAAGGGCTTTTACGATGGCGGTGACTTCATCGAATTCAGCCAAACCGCTGTCGAACACCTGACCAAATTGATGGAAGAGTCAAACCTTTCCGTTGGTGGCCACGTTCTGTTCGCGCACTACCAGCAAGGCATGACCGATTATCTGGTTGTCGGCCTGCTCCAGCACAGCGAGAGCATCACGGTAAACGTCGACCTGACCGTCACGACCTCCAAGCACGTGGACTTCGGCAGCATCACCCTGGCTGCCCGGATCAACCTGACGGAATGGCGCAATAACCCAAACTCACGGCAGTACGTGTCCTACATCAAAGGCAAAACCGGCAAGAAGTCCTCGGAGTACTTCCGCGACTTCATCGGCTGCCAGGAAGGTGTTGACGGCCCGGGCGAAACCCGAACCCTGCTCAAGGCTTTCAGCGATTTTGTTGAGAGCGAAGACGTGCCGGAAGAATCGGCCCGCGAGAAGACCCAGGCGCTGGTCAGCTACTCAATGGCCCAGGCCAAGCTCGGCGAACCAATCACCCTCGACGAACTGTCTGAGCTGATCGACGAAAACCGCCCGAAAGCCTTCTATGACTTCATCCGAAATAAGGACTACGGCCTGTCGCCGGAGATTCCGGCGGATAAGCGCACGCTGAACCAGTTCCGACGCTTCACCGGGCGCACTGAGGGGCTTTCGATCAGCTTTGAGCAGCATCTCCTTGGTTCAAAGATCGAGTTCGACAAGGAAGCTGGAACGCTGATATTGCGCGGCCTGCCAAGCCAGCTCACAGATCAACTAAAACGAGCATCCGACTAAAGCTCCACCTTAAGCCCCAGCAAATAATCCGGAGATCCACAATGAAGTCACCTCTGATACAGATCAAGAATCTGCACATCAGCTTCCTTGCTGCCGAAACCCCAAGCGTCGCCACCACTCTTGAGCCATTCGCTGTAAAGCGCAGTTCTGCTGTCGATAGCGCGATCAGCGTGCCTGCACTTGGCGAATTTTGGCCGGGCCAAGGCGGTCACAACGGCGGCTTGGTTGCTGCTCACGGTAACGTCGCAGCGCACTACCTGATCATCGCTGCAAAAGACGTTGGCAGCCACGAATGGGGAGAGCGCGGGAGCGAGTCGCAAGCCACCAGCAAGCGCGATGGCTTTGCCAACACCGTAACCCTGATGGAAGGCGACCACCCAGCCGCCAAGGCTGCCACAGGCTACACGGCTGACGGGCATGACAACTTCTACCTGCCCGCCGCAGCAGAGTTGTACCACTGCTGGCTAAACGCTCCTGACTTGTTCGCCAAGGACACCTGGTACTGGTCAAGCACGCAGCGCTCAGCCTACCACGCGTTCGGCATGTACTTCGCTGATGGCTATCAGGGCACCAGCGGCAAGAACTACGAGCTCCGCGTCCGCCCCGTCCGCAGATTGTTTATTTAATCCTTCAATCATTCATTCCAGACCGGCTACAGGGCGCATGAGCGCCTTTTTTGTTGCCTGAAAAAGAGGGTTCACCATGTCCGCAACAGCTAAAGCAGTGCCCCCAACTCCCCTACTCGTCATCGGCCATGCCTATGGTGGCGGGTTCTTCTCGGGTATCACAGTCGAAAACGGCCAGCGCTACATCAACATCACCGCAGGCGCGGCTCACGAGCTGGAAGGCGCCTGGGGCGCACGCGGGGTTCTGATCGAAGGTGCAAGCAGCTTCACTGACAGCCGCAGCAACACCGAGTCGATGGCAGCCGCCGGCAGCGAGCTGGCACAGAAGATGTTGGGGCTTGAGATCGAAGGGTTCACCGACTGGGCAATTCCAGCTCGTGACGTACAAGAGCTGCAGTATCGCCACCTAAAACCAACCATCGCGGAGAACTACGCCTGGAACCGCGACGGCGATAACCCAAACAGCTTTCCGATCGGGCTGCTGTACACCGAAGAGCTTCCAGCTCAGACAGCAATCGAAGCTTTCCAAGAAGGTAACGCGGAGGCCTTTAAAGACACCTGGTACTGGTCGAGTTCGCAGCGCTCAGCCGACTACGCATTCCTCATGACCTTCGATGGTGGCTCTCAGACCAGCGGCGACGAGTACGTCGAGCTCCGCGTCCGCCCCGTCCGCAGAGAATTGTTGATTGATTAATTCGCTTATTTAATCCGGCCGCTTGCGGCCGGTTGCTGTTAGGAGCCTTTTGTTCATGGCTATGCACACGGACTTGCAGATTTATAAAGTCTCGATGGACCTGCTAAACCTCGCAACAAACCTCACCCGAAACATCCCGCGCGATTTAAAGCTGCAGCTCAGCAAGCGCGTGATCGACGAATGCATTGACGTGTTGATGTTGATTGCCAGGGCGAACGCAAGCCGGGACAAACACCCGCACCTGACCTTGTTAGTCGAAAAGGTTCAGGTGGTTGAATTCCTGATGAGGCTGTTCAAAGAGAACCGCTTTATCAGCGTTGGTCAGCATGCCAAGGCCATTGAGGTGACCACTTCAATAGGCAAACAGGCCAATGCCTGGAAACGCTCCACCCCAACCGCGCCCGCCACCTGAGAGTCAAGGCTTTCAGGTCTGTGCGATTTGAATCTGGTCGTGCCGCTGGCCCTCTGTCCACCGCCATGCGCATCAGAGATACCGCCGGTCTAAAGCGTCCGCGTAGGTCTCGCGCAGTTTCCTTGCTGATCGGCACCGCCTTCGGCTTGGCGACGTAGATAGCACGACAGGTCGCAGCGCTCAGCCAACAACGCATTCAACATGAACTTCGATGATGGCAATCAGAACAACAACGACAAGAACAACGAGCTCCGCGTCCGCCCCGTCCGCAGATTCGACTGTTGGTCCCTATCAGTTTCAGGATCTGGTTCAGGCGTATTACGACTGCCGACGCTCAAAACGCAACAGCGACAGTGCTATGGCATTCGAAGTGAGCCTGGAACAGAACCTGATTCAGTTGCACCACGACCTGATGTCCGGCAATTACCGGCCAGGTCGCTCAATTTGTTTTGTGGTCACCCGCCCTAAAGCCCGCGAAGTATGGGCGGCAGCCTTCCGGGATCGAGTGGTGCACCACCTGCTGTACAACCATGTTGCACCCCGGTTCTATGCCAGCTTCATTGCTGATAGCTGCGCATGCATTCCCGGGCGGGGAACACTGTACGCGGCAAAGCGCCTTGAATCGAAAATCAGGAGCGCCACGGAAAACTGGTCTAAGCCGGTTTTTTACCTTAAGTGCGACTTGGCCAACTTCTTTGTCGCGATCGACAAGCAGGTATTGCGCCGGCAACTGGCGGCGCGAATCACTGAACCCTGGTGGCTTGCACTGGCCGAGCAGATCCTGATGCACGACCCGCGCGAGAACTTCGAAACAAGAAGCCCGCGCCATCTGTTTGGTCGGGTCCCGCAGCACAAGCGGCTGACAGCTCAACCGGCACGCCTCGGGCTACCCATCGGCAACTTGTCCTCTCAGTTTTTCGCAAACGTCTACCTCGATGCACTGGACCAGTTCGCCAAGCATCAATTACGGGCCAAGCACTACGTGCGCTACGTGGATGACTTTGTTCTGCTGCATGAGTCACCGCAACAGCTCAACGCCTGGCTGGCTCAGATCGAAGCGTTTCTAGGTACCCTGGGTGCGCGGCTAAACCCCACCAAAACAATCCTGCAGCCGGTTGATCGCGGCGTCGACTTCGTTGGGCATGTGATCAAACCATGGCGGCGAACCACCCGAAAGCGATCAGTGGCACAGGCGCTCAAGCGAACTGCAGCGGCGCCGGCCGAGGATTTGCGCGAGACGGCCAACAGCTACTTCGGATTGCTCAGCCAGGCCAGCCATAGCGAGAAAGACCGGGCGGCTCTAGCCGGGGTGGCTTTAAAGCGTGGTCATGCCGTTAACGGAGCGCTCACGAAGACCTACCCCAAACAATACCCACCCTTAAATCAATCACGCTGGCCGTCAAGGCAGGCGCACGTTTGGAGATAACCCATGAGCATCCCTGCAAGTGCCTTGAGCGACGAAGAGTGCCTGCACTACGCAGCGCTTGAGCCCGCCGCTGCCGCAGAGCTGACCCGACGCCTTACCGCGCAATGCATTGATCCAGGTGCCGAGGCTGAAAGTCTTCGCGATGATATCCGCCTCCTCGAAAGCCAGGCTGATGATGCCGAAGACGAGCTGGATCGCCTTCGAGACTATGCCGAAGAGGCTCGCACCTACATCAAGCGCGCAATGAACCACGACGAAGATGAAGAGATGCCGGTGAGCAAGCTACTTCAGAAAGCCCTCGACTGCCTGGAGTAGAGCTATGACCACTTTTGCAGTGTTTGGAATGAGCGAGAACTGGGCTCGAGAGGATGCCAAAGAGCACACGCCCACCTTCAAAAATGAGGGCGGTAAGCGCATCGACCTGACCGTTTCACAATGGGAGGCCGAGGTGGAGGTTCAGGTGGCCAAGATCATGGCGGGCAAAAAATGCGTTCGGCTCTCGCCTATGTTCGACGCCCCCCCAGTACGCACAGCAGTTTATGGACATGGCCCGAAAGAGCATTGTCTGCCGCGACCTGAAGATCAGGACCAAGGCCATCCTGATCGACGCAAAGAAAAAGCCGATCCTGAACCCCAAGACCGGAGCGCCCAAGGTTGGGTTTTCTGACTGGGTGCCGGAGGCGAGTTACGCTGCCTGATCGCACCTATTACCGACCTGTATGCCCAGCAATCAGCCTGGCCCCGACCTCACGCCCAGCAACCTGAGCCAGGCCACGGTCAACATAGGTTCGGTCACCCGCAACAACCGGCGCCACCTCCTCACCACCACGCTTCACCTCGACGTTGATACGCCAGGTCTCCCGGCCTTCCTCGTCCTTGTCGCACTCCATGTAGTTCCAAACCTGAAAGCCTTCTATCTCATCGTAAATATCGTGCTTGGTCATGGTCCTGCCCATTTAGAGGAAGGGGCCATCGTAGCACCACACCGCCCGGGCATGGCCCGGCAAGGACTCCCCCATGAACGAAGTTCACCGATACAAGGTCGTGACGATGCTTTCAATGGCCGGCGCGACGATTGGCTATGACCCGCATGGGCCTGACGTTGTGATGGCTTCCGACTTCGACAACGCCGCCCGCCTGTTTCTGGATGCGGCCGAGCGCTGCGTTGCAGCCGAACGCCGGGAGAAGGAATTGCAGCAGCGCCTGACCGCAGCGGATGAGCGGGCGGATCGTCTTGAGCAGGCTCTCAAGTTCTATGCCGATGGCGACCATTTGCTTCTGGCCGATCCTGATGCCTGGGACACATGCAGTGGCGAGCCGGTCAACTTTCTGCATGACGATGCAGGTACTGCATCTGTCGAAGATGGGTCGATTGCTAAGGCCGCACTCAAGCCAGCAGGGGGTGACGGCGATGAAAAATGACTACGTGATCATGGTGTTCTTCGCCCTTGGCGACCGATTTCTTGGCGTCCGAAGCGACGAAGATGAAGGCGGCGAGCTGAAAACCACCTCGGACCCATTGTTCGCAGCGCGGTATTCGGACTTCGTCGAGGCTCGTTCTGACCTTCGGTCGCTCGCAAAGCAGCACCCGGAAACCTCTTTCCGGATGGATGTGATCGCGCCGCTTAATTCAGAGGCGCGGACATGACACAACTCCCCGCCTACTGCTGGTGCCTGCTGGCACTGGAGCCACTGATTTGCTGAAACCTCTGTAACCCCCCAATTCAAAGCCAGCCGCTACAGCGGCAAGGACGAAAAATGCCTATCGAGAAAATCGAAAAGGAGGCTGACCTCTGCGCGCTGTTCATCCAGGAGTTCAACGAGCTGCCCGGCTGGACGTGCTACCCCGAAGCCGCGGGCTTCGACGTGCTGGTCGTGCATGAAGACGGCCGGCAGATCGGCGTAGAGGCGAAGATGCAACTGAACGCCAAAGTGGCTGACCAGATCCTGCCGTGTCGCGGCGACGAACTGTACGGTCGTTCCGGCCCGGATTACCGACTGGTGATCGTGAGCAAAATCACCGACGCCAGCAAAGGGATCGTGAAGATGCTGGAACACCTCGGCGTGAGAGTCCTCGTACCGAGGTCGAACTGGACACGCCACGGTGACGCTTTCACCTTCAGCCTCGCTCATTCCCTGCTGGAGGTCAGCAATCACCAACCGTTTTATGACTGGTACATGTTCGACTGGAACCCGCCTGAGCGCTGTCAGGTACCGGTGCTGGTCACGAACTTGCCCGCCGGCGTTCCCTCCCCTGTTCGCCTGACACCATGGAAAGAGTCTGCCTTGAAGGTGCTGGCCCAGCTACGGCGCCAAGGCTTCATCACCGCCAAACAGATCGCCAGCCACGGCATCGGCGTCTCCGCGTGGACGCAGGCGCCCGGGAGCAAGCCTGCATGGCTGGCGAAGGGCGCCGTTCGCGGTACCTGGATCGAAACAGAACACATGCCGGCCTTCGACAAGCAGCACCCAGACGTGTACGCCCTGGTGGTCGAGATGCTCGCAGCCGAATCAACCAAAGAACTGGAGCTACTCCAATGACCAATATCAAGGAACGACCGATCCTGTTCTCGGCGCCAATGGTTCGCGCCATCCTGGAAGGCCGGAAGACGGTAACTCGGCACCCAGTCAAGGCGACCAAGGCTCACGCCGATGGCTTCATGATGCTTGACCACGGCAAAGGCTGGCGACCATACAACGCTTTTGGTGACTTTGCCTCAGATCATGAAGGCATGGAATATCCAATCGCTTGCCCATACGGAAAGCTCGGCGACCGGCTATGGGTTCGCGAGACCTGCTTCATCAACGACTACCGCGAAGCCAGTGTGCCGGAGCAGGAGCGCGCAGATTGCGAAATTCATTACCGAGCCGACGGCATACCTGACTTTGAGGGTGAAGAAGAGCTGATCCGTTGGCGACCCAGTATCCACATGCCCCGCTGGGCCAGTCGCATCCTGCTGGAGGTCACCGACGTGCGGGTCGAGCGATTGCAGGACATCACCGAAGAACAGGCTCTGGCCGAGGGCATCAAAAAGCATTCGGACGGCGGCTATCACGTCGAAGACGGCAAGCACTTCTCGGATAGCCCGGTTGAGTCTTTTGCATGCCTGTGGAGTTCTGTCGGCGGCGACTGGGATGCAAACCCCTGGGTTTGGTGCGTTAGCTTCAAGCGGATAGCCTGACGGAGCCTTGCCCATGAAAACAATGAGCAAGGTGAAAACCGAAGAACTGACCGGATCCGCCCTGCTATGGGCCATTGACTCAATCGAAGGCACTCCCCCGCCTTTACCCGGCCAGATGCAACTCCCCTTTGACCTCCAGATTGAGCAAGCCACGGTCGACAGGCTGATAGACAAGTACAACGTCTGGGTTGAGCCTGGGTGGAGCTACAAGTGGCTGGCCAATGCATGGGAAGATCGTGACCCGTGCGAGCGAATGCCTGGTGAAACGCGAGAGGATGCAGTGCTCCGCGCCATCATCGCCGTGCAACTCGACAATGTCGTAAGCATTCCCGCAGATCTAATTTAGTCAGCTGTAAACCCAAACTTTACAACTCAATCAGCCTGCCGGTTACCGGCGGGCGAGGTATTCGTATGCCCCAAGAAAAGAATGGATTCCGAGAGACTGCTATCAAAGCGATCTCTTATATGGCGCAGCACCTGCCGCTCGATTGCGAACTGCTGGTGGTGGCCTGCTGCCCCAGTAAGAAAGAATCTGACCTGGTGCTACCGTCATCTGAATCGAACCTCAACAATGCTCTGGACGCGCTACGCAGAAACGGCCTGAGCATCGACGGCGACAATGCCTATAAAAGCGATCTGCTCGATGCAGTAGTCGGAGCCCTGGCACTTGGCGCGCAAAACACCAACCCGCCACCGGCCGGACATTGGGGGCAGCGTTTCTGGGATATCGGCCGGGAGGAGCGCGCGAACAGCGAGGCTCTGTTGAAAGCGCTGGAGTCGCTCACTCAGATAGCTGGTGAATGTGAGCAGATCGCCAGCAACTACAGCGGAACCATCGACGGAATCTTCGAGCATGGCGGCGACGACCATGAAGATCCGTCCTGCGCGATATTCCACCGTCTGTACTACGCCATGTTTGACGCCCGGGCAGCGATCAAGAAGGCCTCCATCTAACCCACCCTCTGCCGCCCAGTGCGGCCGCACGGAGACATGTCAATGAATACTGAATTTCTGCTCCTGGCACAGTACGGCGGCCAAGCCATCATCCCGCTTGAGCGGGTATGCGCCGATTACTTTAGCCATTTGACGCCTGAAAAAATGAAGATGAAAGTCGCTGCCGGCCAAATCGACCTGCCGCTCGTCCCGATGGAACGCAGCCAAAAGTCTGCAAGAGGAGTTCACCTCAAAGACCTTGCGGCTTATATAGATGCACAGCATTCACGCGCCCGCACAGAGCACGACAAACTGATGCGTGGCTCTAGCTTTCGTCGCGTTTCTTAATTCGCTTCTGGGCCTCGATAATGGGGCCCGCAATTATCCTCTCCAGCCAAGGCCAATCTTTATACGGGTCGCCATCCCCTTTTAAATGCGTGTATCGACGCATTGAATTCCAATCCCGGTGCCCGGACACAGAGGCTACTTTCGGGATATCCCAGCCCACCTCAAAAAGCCGACTCACCCCGTCGTGACGCAGGTCATGAAAGTGTAAGTCTTCAATTTCAAGAAAGCGGCAGGCACGCGTGAATGCGGCAGATACTGAGCGCGAGTTGTACGGGAAAACATCATCTGCGACTTTGGGCATCGACTTCATGATGCGCCACGCCTCATCAGGCACAAGGCACCAAATGTCATTTCCGTATTTCTGGCCCGGGTTTTTCATGTCCGTAATGAGGACCATCTTTCGATCCTCATCAATGTCGGCCCATTTGATGCGGGTTATCTCTTCCTGTCGTCGCGTAGAGAAAAGGGCAAACGCGACGACACGCACCATATCTATTTCTTGTCTGCGCCTGTCGCGCATTTGGCTGAAATACTCAAACAGCTTGTCCAACTCCTCTAGGGTTGGCCGACGATTCCTTTCCTTGCTGCGGGTGACCGCACCCATCTTTCGCAAGACTTTGCGTGCGTCGGGCATGGCCATCGGGTCAATGTCATATCCCCAGGCTGGCCGGGCTACCGAAAGGACCGCACCAAAGTGAGCCAAGTCATTGCCAACAGTCTGAGCCTGGATTCCATCATCCTTCATTCGACCGTTCGCGTACTCAACCAGCTTTTGGCTGGTTATCTCTTTGTCTTCCAGTTTGCCAAGCCAGGTTTCACCAATCGCCTTCAGCGTGGCCCGCTTCGTTTTACCCAGGGGCCTGAGCTTCTCGTATTCAAGAAGGTAACGGTCAATCATTTCCTTGACCGTCACTCCTGAGCGATTGGCTTTGGTTATTGCCCCAGGAGCAGCCATTTCTGTTTCGACACGTTTGATCCAAGCGAGCGCGGACGCCTTCCGATCGAAGGTCTGGCTTTCCTGATAAACTGTGACGCCCTTTTGCATGATCCGGACCTGCGCGTTGTAAGCGACAGACCCGTCCTTGCGCTTGCGAACGGTTATAGAGCCCAT